AAAAGGAGGATAAAAAAATGATTATTAAAATTCTGGGGACGGGTTGTGCAAATTGCAAAAAGCTGGAACAAAACACTAGAGACGCTGTGAAGGCTCTGGGGCTTTCTGCGACGGTTGAGAAAGTGCAGGACTTTAAGGATATTGCAAAATACGGAATCATGAATACCGACCGCATGATTATTCAGATTGCAAGAACAAGATTTCGTCAGGAAATCACAAACAGAAGACCAGAGATATTTAAGCCACGTGAAGGTGATTTGATTTATCTCCCCATGACGGATTCTCTGTTTGAAATCAATAAGGCAGAAGATGAGGTTCCATTCTACCAGCTCGGAGCACTCACTACCTTTACACTTACTTTGGAACTCTTTACCTACTCTCAGGAACACTTCGGAACTGGTCTGGACAAGCTGGACGAGGCCACGGTCGAAAGACGAGATTATGTCAGAAAAATTCTCCTCAAGGGAATTTATGGTGGAGATTACATTGCTGGAGAAAACGTCACCCAAAGTGGCTATACGGCAAGTGTTCATCAATTTGTCAAGGGGTATACGTATTCCACTCTCTACGTCATGGACGAAAAGGGAACCTATGTTTCTGGTGTCACTCTTGCTGGACAATATTCCAGCGCAGGATACACTGGATTCTCGGACTCCTACACCACAACCATCATTCCCACAGATCCTGTGCGTGATGAAAGTGACGGCGATAACCTTGATTTCGAGAGGGAAAGAGCCAAGAAGGGTATTTTTGATACAACCGAAAAAGATCCATTTACAGGGGGTAACTATTAATGTTCGGTGAAACGAGTTCATTCTACAACGAAACACTGAGAAAGAACATCGTTGCATTCGGTGCATTGTTCAACCAGATTACCATTCTCAGAAAGGACGAGAATGATAATGTTGCAAACTATATCAAAATTCCTCTGGTGTATGGTCCAAAGGAAAAATTCATATACCGTCTGACCTCGGATAGCGGTAATACAGACTTCGTTCATATTCAAAACACATTTCCCAAGATGGGATTTGATATCGCCAATATTCTGTTTGATCCAAATAGAAAATTCAATAGAATGTTGACGAGAAAGAAGATCACTGAGAATTCAGTGAGCACTGGGTATGTCGGCATACCGTATAATATCAATTTTAATCTCTACACATTCACCAGAAACATAGAGGACAATCTGCAAATCGTTGAGCAGATAATTCCGTATTTTGCTCCAGACTTCACGGTGACGATAAAGTACAACACATTGAACGAACAGGTAGACGTTCCAATAGTGTTGAATGACTTTAATATCGTGGAAGACTATGAAGCCGATTTCACGACTCGTAGAAGTGTTTCTGGAATCTACAACTTCACGATGAAAACTTATATTTACGGTCCAATCAAGACAAATATAAGCATGATCATTGAAGATGCAAACATTAGGATATACGAAGGACTTAGCCTCACCAACAATATTCCAATATATGACTTTGGATATACGGGTGCGTGTGGAAGTGATGTGATTAAATTCTACCAGAGATGAGGTTTTTATGGAAAATGAACCGTTTGAAAATATATCCAAGGCTTTGGATGTAAGATTTGAACCAACTTCTGAAATTCAAGCAAAAAGAGAAGCGTTTAAACACATAAAAAGAGATAGAGAAGAGATTCTTGCCAACGATTTCAATCACGCCAGAGATAACATCAAGGAGTTGATCGAGACTGGAAAGCAGGCAGTCGATGGCATAATGAAAGTTGCCATAGAGTCAGATTCACCGAGAGCATATGAGGTGGCATCTCTTCTTATAAAGACGATATCCGAATTGAACAAAGACCTCATGGTTGTTCATGAAAAATCAGAGAACATTCAGAAAGAAAAAGTCACGAATATCACGAACAATTCGATCTATGTCGGATCAACCACGGATCTGCAGAATTTAATCAATAAGGCAAGATCCAACCAGAAGGAACCAGATGAGCTCACAAGCGAGTAAATTAGCTGGTTATCTTGGAAACAAGAATCTAAAGCCAGCTGGCATACAGCTAAACTTCACCAAGGAACAGGTGGAGGAGTATGTAAAATGTGCCGCAGATCCAGTTTATTTTGCAAAGAAATATGTCAAGGTTGTTACTCTGGATAAGGGTATCACTCCATTTAATCTGTATCCATATCAGGAAAAACTCGTGAATCTTTTATCAAATAATAGATTCGTGATTGGAAAGATCGGTCGCCAAAGCGGTAAAACAACTACAGTTGGTTGTTGTTATCTGCTGCACAAGGTTCTTTTCAACCAGAACATGAGTGTTGCTATTCTGGCAAATAAACTCACTTCAGCCAGAGACATTCTTGCAAGAATTCGAGAAGCCTACGAGCATCTTCCCCTATGGTTGCAGCAAGGAATCGTTGAATGGAACAAGGGTTCGATTCAGCTTGAGAATGGCTCTAAGATTCTCGCAGCGGCTACATCGTCGTCCGCAATTCGTGGTGGATCCTACAATATTATCTTTCTTGACGAGTTCGCATTCGTTCCTACTACAGTAGCAGAAGAATTCTTTTCCTCCGTATATCCAACCATCACCGCTGGTCAAAGTACTCAGTTAATCATCATTTCAACGCCAAGAGGGTTGAACATGTACTATCAGCTATGGAAAGCAGCTATTTCCAAGCAGAATGAATATATTGCATTTGAAGTTGATTGGAGAGAAGTTCCACAATATCCAGGTGGCCCGCTTCGTGATGAGAACTGGAAAGAACAGCAGATCAAGAATACATCTGAAAGACAGTTTGATGCCGAGTTCAACTGTTCATTCATCGGGTCTGCAAACACTCTGATCGACGCAAACAAGCTAAACACTCTGACTTATGGAAGACCAAGAGAGAAATCTAATGATGGTCTTTGTATTTACGAAAATCCAATAAAATCAAATGAAGAAACAAGCGAGGAAGGCCATCAATACTTCATAGCCGTGGATACAGCAAGAGGTCAGGGTAAGGATAACAGTGCATTCGTGGTGGTGGATATCACGAATCTTCCATATAAAGTTGTGGCAAGATTCAAGAATAATATGATTTCTCCTCTGCTGTTTCCTTCATACAACAGAGCACTTGGTAAGAAATACAATGATGCATATGTGTTGGTTGAAATCAACGACATCGGTGCTCAGGTGGCGGACATTCTTCACAATGATCTTGAGTATGAAAATCTTATCAAGACCAACTACAAGGGTGCCAAGGGTCAGCAGATCAGTGAAGCTGGTGGTGCCAAGATGTTACTCGGTGTGAGAACTACTCTTCCCGTAAAGAAATTGGGTTGTACGGTTCTCAAAAACTTAATTGAAAATGACAAATTTATCATCGATGATCTGGACATCATCGACGAATTGACAACATTCATCGCAGATGGGCAGTCTTTCACTGCAGATGATGGACATAAGGACGATCTTGTGATCTGTCTCGTTCTGTTTTGCTGGGCGACACGACAGCCATTCTTCGAGAATCTTACGAATAAGGATGTTCGAACAGAACTCTACCAATCGGAGATAGAAAAAATAGAATCGGAATTGGTTCCTTTCGGATTTATAGAAACAGGCCAGCCAGAGTCGGATGGAGAATGGGATGGTCGGGATCGTTGGCAAGTGGCGAAAAAGAAAGACAATGGCATCTCCACCCAGTTCTGGATATTTTGATGAAAAAAAGTAAAAAACTATATATTATAGAACTTTAAGGAGACAAACATGGCTTACCCTGGCGTAACTGTCAGAATTCTTGACGAATCTTTGAACACATCATCGTCCGAGCTGGACTCACCAGCAATCGGCGCGATGATTGGTGCGGGTACAACTCTTTCAATGAAAATTTTTGCCTATGGTGGTGATACTGGTGAAGAAACCGTTCAAGGATATTACTACGTCGAAAATCTGAATGATTGGTTTTCGAGACTTTATAACTTTTACAATACATATTATCCTGGCTTCTCAGCGACAAATGGTACTACATTAGCCGCCAGAGATCTCGCGGCAAACGGCGCGACCGCCTGGACCGACGAATGGTATCACGTTCATAACTTCCTTCAGTATGGCTCTGGTTGCTATGTGACTTGGGCCAATTCTGGTGGAAGTGGAGATTTCAAGAATCTCAACTATGATGTAATCTTTGCTGGTGGCACCGCAACTTCAAATAACTCACTCGTAACCAGTGCGGTGGATGAGCGCGATGCTGGTCCACTCCCAGTATTTGGTGTTCTTGGTGTTCCATCAACTTCCGTAATTGAAACTGGCATGACGGTCACTTCAGCTCCAAGCAATGGAGAAAATGCTTGTGCCGTATTTGGTGAGAAGAAACACTTCAATGCTATAGGAAGTGCAAGCACACTCATCGTTAGCTCACTTGCTCCAGACGTTGCTGGCTGCATATGCAGAACTGACCGTGACAGTTACCCATGGTTCTCTCCAGCAGGAGCACGCAGAGGAAGAATCAACAATGTGGTAAATCTGACTAAGCTGTTGAACGAGTCGCAGAAGAATATTCTGTATGATGCCAAGATCAATCCAGTATTCGCAGTACCAGGTGAAGGCACTCTTCTCTGGGGCGACAAGACTCTTGCATCTCAGAACTCTACACTTTCTTCGATCAACGTTGCAAGACTCTTCATCTATCTCAAGAGAACTCTCGGTCCTCTCGCAAGAGGCGTGCTGTTCGAGCAGAACGATGAAATTACAAGAGCTTCGTTTAGAACAGCTGCTGAGTCTGTTCTCAGACAAGTAGTTGCTGCAAGAGGCATCACAGAGTTCAAGGTCGTCTGTGACGATACAAACAACACTCCAGATCTGATTCAGAACAAGATCTTTGTCGCTGATATTTTGATCAAGCCAATTCCAGCAATCAACTTCGTCAGACTTACACTTACCAATAAGAATTTGAGCTCAACACTCTAATTAAGGAGTAGACTTACAAATGGCAACATTAGACGAATTTAGACAAAATTTTTATGGTGTACGCGGAAATAGATTCCGCGTAAGTGGTGCAATTAATATCGGTGGAGATGCAGTATCTCCAACCATACCACTTGAATTTTACTGCAAGGCCGCTTCAATTCCTGGTTCTGCGGTGGGTATGATTCCTGTCGGATATAAGGGCAGACCAATCAAGTTCTCGGGTGAAAGAACCTACACCGACTGGGCCGTTCAGGTGTATGATTCATCGAAGGCTGATCTCAGATCACTTCTTGAGCAGTGGATTGATGATATGGATACCAGAAATACCCATGAAATCAACTACAATAATTCTAATGATTATTGGAGCATTGAGTACATGGATATGGATGGAACCAAATCGGATAGCAATTACAGAAGAAAGATCAAACTGATTCATTGCTTCCCAATTGATATTTCTCCAATCGAAATGTCTTACGATATTCCAGATACATTTGCAGAGTTCAGTCTGACTCTGGCATATGATCGTTGGGAATATGATTAATCGTTCTGAATTCTAACAGAATCGAAAAAATATGGCAGCAGGAGGATTAAAAAATCTTGATGCGTTTAGGGAAGGGTTTAGAGGATATAGAGCAAATAGATTCATAGTATTTGGATCATTTCCAGGCTCTATATCCTCTCCCAACTCTGACACATTTGAATTATACGTCAAGGCCGCGCAAATACCAGGCGCGGCTGTTGGCTATGTTCCTATGACATATCGCGGCAGAAACATCAAGTTTCCAGCTGAAAGATCATTCATGGATTGGGGTATGCAAGTATATGCATCCAATTCAAAGGCGAATGACCTTCGTAATAAATTTATACAATGGATTTCGCTGATCAACAATCCTGATCATACCATTATGAATTGGACTCTGACATCACCAGAGCCTTGGATTGTCAGCTTCAATGACATGAAGGATAATTCAACCCAATCCTCGGATAGATTCAAGGAATCAGTTGAAATGTGGAACTGTTTTCCGATTGAAGTGTCACCAATAGAAATGAATAATGATGTGACTGATTCATTCGCAGAATTCACATTGACCATGGCTTATGATTATTCCGTTAATAGATCTATATAAATATTGATATGGCAATTAAAGACTTATTCGGTTTTGCATTCGGTAAACCACAGGATCCCAAACCAACGGACCTGAATACCTCAATCGTGACACAGCCATCATTTGCTGTTCCAGACACAATTGACGGAACAATCACAGTTGAATCTGGTGGATTTTTTTCCACAGTATATGATTTCGGTGGTTCACTTAGGGACGAAAACACTCAAACTCAGCAATATAGATCAATGTCGCTATATCCAGAAGTTGATATGGCGATTGAGGATATCTTGAATGAAACCATCGTTTATGATGATAAGCAAGAAGCTGTATATCTTGATCTGAGCAACATTGATAACCTTTCTGATGCGATCAAGGATAAGATGCATAAGGAGTTTCATCATATCCTTAAACTTCTTCGTTTCAAGCATCATGGTTCAGAGTTGTTTAGAAAATGGTATATTGACTCCAAACTATATTTTCATGTCATAATCGACATGTCAAGACCAGAAAAAGGCATCCAGGAACTGCGTTTAGTTGATCCAATGAAGATCAAGAAAATACGCAAGATCGAAAAAGAAAATAAAGTAATCAACGGAATTCAAACAACACTCATCAAGAGTGTCGATGAACATTTCGTATACACCGAGATGGATCCAGATGCCATTCTACAGACTGCTTCCAGTGGTCTGAAGATATCTCCAGACAGTATTTGCTATGTTCATTCTGGACTGGTGGATTCAAATACCAAAAGAGTAATTGGTTATCTGCATAAGGCCATCAGACCTCTGAACATGCTTCGTCAGATCGAAGATGCTGTTGTCATCTATAGAATGACAAGAGCCCCAGAAAGAAGAATATTCTATATCGACGTTGGAAATCTGCCCAAGCAGAAGGCAGAACAATACATGAGAGAACTCATGAATCGATATAGAAATCGACTTGTCTATGACCAAAGAACTGGCGAAGTCAAGGATGATCGTGCCCATATGACCATGCTTGAGGATTATTGGATTCCTCGCAGAGAAGGTGGTAGAGGTACCGAAATCGCAACTCTTGATGGTGGTCAGAACCTCGGTCAGATGGAGGATGTCGATTATCTTCAGAGAAAGCTATATCGAGCACTGAATGTTCCCATTTCCAGACTTGAATCTACCACTGGTTTCAACATGGGCAGAACCTCTGAAATCAGCCGTGATGAGGTTAAATTCTTCAAGTTTATTGAAAGACTGAGACTTAAATTCTCCATGATGTTCCTCGACCTTCTGAAGAAACAAGTTCTTCTCAAGGGAATCATGACTCTGCAGGACTGGGAGAAGATATATCAAGATATTCAATTTATCTACAACAAAGACTCTTATTTCAGTGATCTCAAGGACAATGAGCTACTGCGTGAGAAGGTAGATATGTTGAATATTCTTTCCACATATGAAGGAAAGTATTTTTCAAACAAGTATATTCGCAAGCATATTCTACGTCAATCCGATGAGATTATGAAGGAAATAGATCAACAAATAGCCGAAGATCAGATCAAGGCTATGCAGGCGCAGCAACAGCAGCAGCTTATGAATCCACCCCAACCCCAGGCTGAGGCTGAGGAAGCACCTAAGAAATGAAATACTACTACCACGAAAAAGAAAGATTAAACAAGCTATTTTCTGGTGTTGGTAAGGTTAAGGTTCCAGTTACTATTTTTTTAAGAGATAGAAGTCAGGTAACTTTATCTCCTATGGATCTAAAAGGCATTTCAACATTGGTTGGAATTGATGATAAAAAAATTAAAACCATGTTTTCCAATAAAAATGTGGTTGGACCAGCACTAATCAATATTCGTGAAAAATTTAAAAAAATAAATATTAATACTACTAGGAGAAAAAAATGAGCGATTTTTCGAATGTTATCCCCCTGATTCTTGATAATAAACTAAATCAGGCTAAATCCCTACTTGAGCAAAGACTTTTCACTCGCATGGGCGTTGTACTTGAGAATAAACTTGAGGATTATGCACCCACTATTTTCATGAGTGAGGAAGAAAAGGCTCTTTGGGAAGAAGCCAAGAAGAAGAAGCCAGATGAGGATGGTGACGGTGTACCCGACTGGGCCGATAAGAAGCCAGGTGAAGACGACACCGAAGAAGAAGACGAAGACGAAGACGAAGACGAAGACGAAGATGAGGACGAAGAGGAAGACAAGAAGGAAATGAAGGAAGAATACGAAGCCTTCATCAACGAACTTGCTTCTATCGTTGAAGAAATTGAAGCCGAACTAGGCGAAGAACTGACCGAAGAGGAAGTTCAAGAAATTGCCGAAGAGCTTCTTTCTGAATCTGACGACGACTCCGACGAAGAAACCATCTGCGAAGACTGCAATAACTGAGAAAACAAATGAAACTTATCACAGAAACCATCGAAAACGTTAAAACAATCGTAGAAGCTGCCGATGGTGGGTCGAAGAATTATTTCATTGAAGGCATCATGATGCAGGGAGAAACCGTCAATCGCAATGGTAGACGGTATGGTATTGAAATCCTTGAAAATGAATGCAAGAGATATATGAAGGAATATGTTACCAAGAAAAGAGCTCTCGGTGAACTCAACCATCCTTCTGGTCCCACCGTAAATCTTGATCGCGTTTCTCACATGATTGTCGAGCTTCGCCAGGATGGTGTAAATTTCTATGGTAAGGCAAAGATTCTCGACACTCCAATGGGAAAGATTGTCAAATCACTGATTGACGAAGGCGCCTTGCTTGGCGTTTCCTCCCGTGGCATGGGTAGCTTGAAAAAAGTAAATGAAATCAATGAGGTTCAGTCAGATTTCACTCTGGCTGCAATCGACATTGTTTCAGATCCATCAGCCCCCGACGCATTCGTAAATGGAATTCTTGAGGGCAAGGAATGGATCTGGAATAACGGTATTCTTCAGGAAAAACATATTTCAGAATACAAGAAAGAAATACAAAAAACCTCAATGAAGGATATGGAGAGAAAAGCTCTCTCAATGTTTGAAAACTTTCTAAGGAGAATATAATGAAGGGTATTTCAGTAATAAACAGAGTAAGAGAACTTATGGAGCAGGGGCTAAGACCCCCTGCTTCTATGGGTTTTGGTCAAATACTCGGAGGTCTTGTTTCAAAAAGACTTCGTGGTCTTGACGGAAATGTAGGCCAAAGAGCTGGTTCTATGGTTGCTAAATACGCGCAAAAAAGATTGGCTGATCCGAGTCTTTTTAAATCCTCTACAAATATGCGAGGATATCAAAGACAATTTAATCCAGCCGCAGCTGGTTCTGCCTTGGGTGGAATAATGTCTGCAGGCGCAAATTTAATCGGACGAGCAACAAACATTCGTAATTATCTGGCCTTGCGTCAGAAAAGAGAAAAACTTGCAAAAGATAACGCATCGAGATCTATTAATGTAGGTACTCTGCTGCCACCAACTGAGGGTGAACTAAAATATGATCAGAGAATGTCAATACACGACAAAGAGGAGGAAAGACTTGCTGCAAGATTAGCAAGACGAAAACCACCCGATGACGATACGCCAATTCCAATGAGTTAATTCAAATATGTAAGCGTTACATATTGATTTCTTAAAATATAAATAGTATAAATAAAATAAACGGAGAAAATTATGCAAGGTACTAATAAAGATGATTATGATGCAAGCGGCAAAGGCTCACATGATGCCAGTGGCAAGGGAGTAATGTTCGCTAAACCCGTAGCACCAGAGGGCACTGCCAAGAAGAATATGGCTTCTCAGAGCCCAAATGGTGGAATATGGGACGGTGGAACCAAAGAGTCTCCAGAAACTAAAGAAGTAGAAGAGTCTGTTGAAATCGATGTATCTGATTTCATCAATGCACTCTTTGAGGGACAGGAATTTTCCAATGAATTCAAGGAAAAGGCCGCTGTCATATTCGAATCAGCATTAAATCAAAAAGTTTCACTGATTGAGAAGGCTATTCTCCAAGCTTCAGAAGAAGTAATTGAAGAAGAAGTAGCCCAAGCAGTAGGTGTTCTCACTGAGAAGGTTGATGATTATCTAGGTTACGTCATCAACGAGTGGATGGAAGAAAACAAGCTTCAGGTTGAACAAGGCTTTAGAACCGAGATAGCCGAAAACTTCATCGTGGGCCTCAAGGAGCTATTCGAAAATAGCTACATTGAAGTTCCAGAGGAGAAGGTTGATCTCGTCGATGAGCTTTTTGCTGAAAACCGTCAGCTTGAAGAAAGCCTCAACGAACTCATCGCCAAGAACAAAGAACTCGCTGAAAACAACCTCGTAAACGAGTGTGCAACCGTCTTCCTTGAGACGAGCAGCGATCTTGCAGACACCGAGATTGAAAAACTCGCAAGTCTATCTGAAGGCATTGAGTTCTCAGATGTAAAAACCTACAAGAATAAGCTCGGTCTTCTAAAGGAATCATACTTTGGTGAAAAGGCTCACGAGAGCACCGCATCAACCATGATCACAGAAGAAACTAGCGTTGCTCCCGTGAGCAACGATGAAATGTCAATGTACGTAAATTCAATCAAGAAGCACCTAAAGAGTGCTGGAAAAATCTAACAAGTAAATATTAGGAGAAAAACAATGGACTTTAATGGACAAACCCCATACGACAATCTACTGGAAAAATGGAATCAGGTAATTGATCATCCTGATCTCCCAAAGATCGATGACATGCACCGCAGACGCACTGTAGCTGTTCTTCTCGAGAATCAGCGCAGATCACTCAAGGAAGGTGCAAACGAGCTCCTCACCGAAGCTCCAACCAACGCCATGGGCGGTGGCTTCTCAGTAACTCAAGCTGCTTCAACCACAGGCAACCTCGCTGGTTACGATCCAATTCTTATCAGCCTTGTTCGCCGCGCAATGCCCAATGTCGTTGCTTACGACATTGCTAGCGTTCAGCCAATGAGTGCCCCAACTGGCCTTATCTTTGCCTTCCGTGCAAGATACGACAATCAAGCTGGTGACGAGGCTATGTACGACGAGCCAATCGCATCGTTCGCTGGTATCTGCGGTTCTACTGGTATCAACAATCAAACTGAAGGTTCAACTTATACCAACCCCTTCGGTCTTGGTAACTCGGCTGGTACTTTTGGTACCTCACCAACCCGTAAGAATCTTTTCGAGAGATTCCGTGGTTTCCTCACTGGTCAGGCTGAGAACCTCGGTTCTGGCTCTTACCTTGAGACTGGTGGCATCGCTGGTACCTTCCGCGAGATGGCATTCAGCATCGAGCGTGTTGCAGTTCAAGCCCGTACTCGCGCTCTCAAGGCTGAGTACACCACTGAGCTTGCTCAGGATCTCAAGGCCGTTCACGGACTTGATGCTGAGGCTGAACTTGCCAACATTCTCTCTGTTGAAATTCTCAACGAAATCAACCGCGAGATTCTCCGTGCAGCCTACACCATCGCCAAGACTGGTACTCAACAGAACGATGTCACCGCCAAGGGTGCTTACGACCTCCTGAACGATTC